GTCACCGGACCCGAGCAACCCGCCCCTACGGGCGGCGAGGGCGGCTCTGGCGACAAGCCGCAGCCTGTGGACATCGACACCGGCGACCCGGACTTCCCCACTTATGGCGGCTCTCCCGCGCCGGCCTTTGCGCCGAACATCGTGGTCAACGTGTACGGCGACGCCTCTGAGGAGGCGGTGGACAATATGCGCGAATCCCTGCGTGATACGGTCCGCGAGCTGTACGATGAGTTCCGTGAGGAGGAGTTGCAGCAGATGTCCCTGAAGAACCAGTATTCCTTCTAAGGAGGTGTCGAAATGGCTTATACGCTCACCGGGCGAAAGGGCGGGACGGTCCGTTTCGTGCCTTTTGAAAACGGCGTGGTCGAGAAAGAGAGCGAGAGCTACAGCAGCTCCGTGACCTCCAACCCGGTGGAGGACGGGGCTGACATCAACGACCACGTGAACAACGCTGCGGGCCAGCTCATGATTTCAGGCACCATCGTGGGCGGGGACAGCGCCATCAACGCGCTGAAGGCCATGCGGGAATCCCGTGACATCATCACGTACACCGGCGTGACCCGCATGACGAACCTCGTGTTCACCAGTCTGAAGTTTGACCGCAGCTACAAAAACCGGAACGGCGCGTCCTTCTCAGCCACGCTGAAGCAGGTGCGGCTCGTTTCGTCTGAGTTCGTCCCGATGGATTCCGAAGTCCTGATGTCCAGTCAGGACGCCGGCAAGACGGACAACCAGCAGCTGGCGAAAACCGCAAGCATGGGAATGACCACCGCCTCCCTGCAATCGGTCAGCTCTGCCAGTGCGGAGCGTTACAGGGAGGCATACGATACGCCGAGCAGCTCTGCCCCGCTGACGCGGAGCACGGGCAGCTACGACGGTCTGGCAGTTTGACAGGAGGTGATAGAGTATGGCGCTGCAACTGATTGACCTGAACGAAGACGTTGAGTACATCGACATTGACGTGTCGAAGGTGCCGTACTCTTTCTCCATCAAGCTGACGGATAAGACGTACACGTTCACCGTCAAGTACAACGAGGTCGGGAAGTTCTTCACCGTTGACCTTCTTGACCTCAACGGTGACGTGCTTGTGTTCGGAGAAATCATCCGGTATGGCAGGGCGTTGTTCAACGTCGTGGAAGACGAGCGGTTTCCGCTGCCGGTCATCATCCCCGTCTGCATCACGGGTGAGGCAATCTCCGAGGTGACGCCTGAGAACTTCGGCAAGGAAGTCAAGCTCTACCTCTACGAAAGGAAGGTGGAGTAAGATGGCGTTTTGGATTCGGGAAGCTACGCTGGTCATCGGGAACAAGAAGTACACGCTCGGCGAGCTGGACTTCAAGTTTAGCATCCCGTTTGATGACAGCGATGAGCCGCCGGTGGCGACGGTGACGGTGACGAACCTCTCCGCAAATACCCGCGCCAACATCAAAAAGAACGACCCGGTTATCCTGAACGCCGGGTACGAGGGCGATGTTGGCTGCATTTTGATTGGAAAAGTGGTCGGCTTGAAACACAAGCAGTCCAACACGGACTGGACCTCCACACTGACCGTCCAGCCCTGCGCCGACGAGATTCTCGGCAAGCTCATCAACAAGACCTACGTGCAGAACTCCAAGGCGTCAGCCATCGTGAAAGACCTGCTGAACATCTTCGGCGTTGAGGTCTCGAAATGTGAGCTGACTACCGACGTGAGTTACCCGCGCGGGCGGGTCTGCCGGGGCAATCTGAAGCAGGTGCTGACGGAGATCGTGGTGAATGAGTGCAAGAGCCGCTTTATCATACGGACCACAGGGCAAATCTACATCACCAAGGCCGATGACGGTATCGACAACGGCCTGACGCTCACACCGGCCAACGGACTGCTTCGGGCCGATGAGGAGAAGGTGCAGATTCCCGTGGAGACCGACCTGAACTCTCAGACCACAGGCGAGGACCGGGACGAGGACACCATCTCCCGCTCCTGTCTGCTCAACTATCGTGTGGCTACCGCAGAGGTCATCAAAATTCAGTCGGCTGACCTGAATGGCCGCTTCATTGTCGTGGAAGGCAAGCACAGCGGCGGCAGGACAAGCGACTGGGAGACCTCGATGGAGCTGAGGCCGTACTAAGGAGGTGAGCCGATGCCGAATGTAAAGCCATATAACTACCAGCAAATCCACGACCGGCGGTTGGCTGAATCCATCTGCGTGGCGGCGGTTGTGTCAGTCACGGCGTTCGACCCCGCCAAAATGACGGTTGACGTACAGCCCCTGTCCAAGCACTTGCAGAACGGCAAATATGAGAGCCAGCCGCCCATCCTGAGCATCCCCGTCGCTTGCACCCGCAGCGGCGGTTTCATCATTCGCCCGTGGATTAAGGTGGGCGATGTCGGCGTGGTGGTGTACCTCGACCACGACATGGACAGCACTGTGAGCGGCGCGAAGGAGGCCCAGCCGCTGACCGAACGCAATCACGCCACTACCGACGCCGTGTTCATTGGTGGCATTGTGGCGGGCGGCTACACGGTGCAGGGCCTCCCCAGCGAAGCCCTTGTCCTCGCAACGGATGACGGCGGCGTCTACGTCGCGGTCACGAAGGGCGGGGTGCAAATCAAGGGCGACGTCCACGTGGAAGGCCAAATCACGGCCTCGAAGGACATCGTGGCCGAGGAGCGTGTCAGCGGGGCGCACCACACCCATCCCGGCGATTCCGGCGGCATGACCGGGCAGCCTGTATAGGAGGTGGTGGCGCATGGAAAACATGACCCTGCTAATTGACCCAGACACCCGCGACTTGGTGCTGGATGACGAGGGCCACTTCGCGAAGATTTTTGACCGCGACACTACGGTCCAGAATGTCCGACACGCCCTGCTGACGTGGAAGGCCGAGTTTTTCGCCGATGCTGTCCACGGCACCGATTATGAACGGATTCTTGGCGTCAACCAGAACGACGTGGACGAGGAAGAAATCAAGGAAATCATGCGGGAGGCCATCTTTCAGGAGCCGGACGTTTCCCGCATTGATTCGATGACCGTCTCCTATGACGGCAGGAGCGTCTCGGTGGCCTTCACCGCAACGCTCGTCAATAAAGAGACCATCACATTGGAGGTGACAGCATAATGGCGAAAACCACAGACTGGGGCCTGACTGACGCCGGTTTCAGACGCCCCACCTACGCAGAGTTGCTGGACGCGCTCGAATACAAAGCGCGTGAGCTGTTCGGCTCCAAAGCCAACCTGACCGTGCGCTCTCCGCTGGGTATTTTCCTGCGGATTTACGCTTGGATGCTCAACCTCCTGTTCTCCACCCTCGAAGACGTCTACAACAGCCGGTTCGTGGACACGGCGGTAGGCCACAGCCTGTACAACCTCGGACGGGCAATCGGCCTACGGCTGCTCGGGGCGCAGAAAGCCGTGGGCTACCTCACCTTTACCGGTGAGATAGGCACGGAGGTCCCGGAAGGCTACCTCGCAGAGACGGTTGCGGGGCAACAGTACATCACGCTGCAATCCGGCGTCATCCTCGACGGCAGCATCACGCTCCCAGCCTCCGCTGTGGTGGCCGGTCCAGATGGGAACACGGACGCCGGTACGATTACCATTATCACCAATCCGAAGACAGGCATCACGTCGGTGTCCAACGCCGCGTCGTTCGAGGGTGGGCGTAACACTGAGACGGACGATGAGTTTCGCGCCCGGTATTACGTTTCCACGGATTTTGCCGGTGGCGTCAACCTTGACGCCATTATCGCCGCGATCTATGAAAATGTCGAGGCCGTCATCGCTGTGACCGGCGAGGAGAACGACACCGACGAGACCAACGCCAGCGGCCTGCCGCCCCACTCCATCGAGCTGGTGGTGTACGGCGGGTTGGACGAGGAGATCGCCAAGTCCATTCACCGCAGGAAGGGCGCGGGCATTCAGACCTACGGCAATGTGACCGTGCCGGTGGTAGACGCCGCCGGTAACATCAAGAATATCTGTTTCAGCCGTCCCGCGCCGGTGAACGTTTGGGTGAAGGTGTTCAATCTCCAAACCGACAACACCTTTCCGCTGGACGGCATCGAGCAAATCAAGCAGCGGCTCGCGGAGTATATCGGCTCCGACACGCGCGGCGGCTTGAATATCGGCCAGAACGTCATCTGCGTGGCCCTCCCGACGGAGGTTTTCAAGGTCCAAGGCGTCGTAGACTTCGACCTGCAAATCAGCTCTGACGGGGAGACCTACAGCTGGAAGAATATCACCATCGCGGCTCGCGAGAAGGCGGTCACGAATGAGGATATGGTGGTGGTCGAATGAGCAATAAGTTCCTCTCTAAAATGCTGTACGCGCTGACCAGCGCCTACAGCCGAAAAGACTACGACAACGTGCAGTTGGGCCTCCCGCTGGAAACCAACATTGGCAAGCTGTTCTCCATCCTTGCATGGGGCCTCGAAACTGTCGAGGAGCAGGCCGAGCTGGTACGACTGTGGGATGACCTTGACTATGCCTGTGGCTCTGTGCTTGACCGCTATGGCGCGAACTTCGGCGTTAAGCGGGTCAGTTCTGACGATAGATTCTACCGGCTCGCCATCAGGGTGAAAATCATGGCGCAGCTCTCGGGCGGCGACACGGACACGGTGATTCGGGCAGCAGCTATGCTGCTTGATGTGGAGCAGAGCGATGTGCTGCTGGAAGATGTGTTTCCGGCCAAGATCGCCTTGTATGTAGACACCAGCCTGCTGTCTCCCGACCGGGAGGAGCTGATTGAGCCTATCGCCTACGCTATCAAGCGGATTTTGGTGGCGGGCGTCGGTATGCGGCTCTACCTCCGTACCTACCGCACCTACCGCTACGACCTGACCTTGCTGCGCTGCGGGTTCGTGGACACGGACGTGTCTGCCGTGCCGGTGGGCCAAGACAGAGAAAGCACAGATGTGCTGGGCGTCAACTTTGGCGGGTATTTGGGGGCAAAGTTCGCGCCTCCTCCGTTCAGTGCTGATAGGACCGCCCAGATGCCCGTCCAGCTCTCGCGTGGAGCCGTTCAGACGCCTACCCTGACATCTACCCCGCCCGACGTGAAAAGGGCGCACAGAGGCCGTCAGGACGGTGCAGGAGGGGTTGTCTATCACACGCACATCAAATCCAAGAGAATTGACTAAGAAGGAGGAGCGATTATGTCCAAGTTTGAAGACGGGAGCTACGGTTCCCTCACCGGCGTAAGTCTGATTGGCAAAGTCCTCGCGGGTAGATGCTCGATGAAGTACACGAGGGCGGCGGCGGGCAGCGGCCAGATTCCCGAAGGCATGACGCCGAAGACCATGACCGGGCCTGCCGGGTATGTCATGGACGCGATGATTGCCGCCGTGACAAACCCCGTGGACGGCGAGTGCCAAGTCACGGTCCAAATCAAGAGCGACAATGTGGAGACGGGCTTTTACCTGACGAACATCGTGCTCTTTGCTGAGGACCCGGACGAGGGCGAAGTCCCGTTCACCTACCTGTCCCTTGAAAATGAGCCGGAGTGGATTCGCCCTGCAAGCTCCATCGTGGGCAAGCTCGCCACGTTCGACCTCATCGCGGCGGTGGGCGACGTTGACGCCGTGACCGCCATCATCGACCCGGAGGCAATCGCCACTGTCGCCCACGTGCAGCAGATGATTGCCGACCACAACTCCGACCCCAACGCCCACGGCGGCAGTCTGGGCGGCGGTGGCGATGTGGCCGAGGTCGAAATCACGATTCCCGCCGCTGGCTGGGCCAGCAGCGCGGATTTGGAAGATGCAGACGACATTGTGGAAGGAGAGCTTTATCTGGACCTCCCCGTTGAGGAGGCTGTTGAGGGCTTGATTCCGCAGGTCATGTTGCATAAAGCCGCCCAGAATATAGCAAAGGCAGCCGGCATGAGCACATCTTCCCGTGTGCTTGACGGCGCTGTGCGGTTCTGGGTGCAGCAAGCGCCGACGGAGGACATGGCGGCTACCCTCGTGTTGCTGTCTGCCGACGGCGGCATCAGTGGAGGGGGTGGCACCTATGTATTGCCAGTAGCAACTAAGGACCGCTTGGGCGGCGTAAAACTCGGCGACGGATTCTCCACCACGCCCGATGGCACACTCTCGTATGAAGGCTCCGGCCTTCCCGACGAGGCCATCGTGACAACCGGCGACACGGAGCAGATGCTTGACGAGGTGTTCCCGCCCGAGGAAGACGAACCGCAAAACTAAGAAACAGGAGGAGACCAAAATATGGCTTATGACGAGACCAAGGTCGTAAACGTAAAAGCCCTGAAGGACACGGCGACCCGCATCAAGACGGAATATCTCGCCGCGATTTCCAAAGCGGGCCACGCCCGCTTCCAGAAGTCCGATACCGTGCCTGACGCTGGCGCGGCTGAGGAAAACGTGCTGTACCTCGTCCACAACGATGAGACCGGCCATTATGACGTGTACGCCCTGATTGACGGCGTGGTCGAGCTGCTCGACGATACCACCGTCAGTCTGGACGGCTACGTCACCGACGACGATCTGGCTGAGGCGCTCAACGGTGTGGGTGGTGGTGCGGTCTACACCGGCACCAAGACTGACCTCAAAGCGACCGACGCTTCGGTCATCGAGGCGTACTTCACTGAGCACAGCGGCATTACCCCGAAGGCCGGAGATATGTTTGCTGTGGTCACTGTGGTGGACAGCATCACCTATGAGATGACTGCCTACCGTTTCGACGGTGAGGACTGGGTGAGCATCACCGGTAATGTGGATGCCGACAAGGTGATTATGCCGGAGGACATCACGCTGGCCGGCAACTACACCCAGTTCGGCAACCTGACCAAGAACGCGGACGGCACCGCCACTCTCAGCTCTAAGGGCAAGAGTGTGCTGGACGTGTTCACCGAAATCCTGAGCAAACGCCTTCAGCCCACTATCACCGCCCAGCCCAGCATCAGCGGGTTCAACCTGTCCGGTGCGAAGGCTGTGGAGGCCGGCACCTCTCTGGCGTCTGCTGCGTACACGGCAGGCAATCTGAACCCCGGCAGCTACCAGTACGGCCCGGAGACCGGTGTCACCGCCTCCAACTGGGTGGTGCAGCGTATCACTGACGGCGGCACTGAGCAGATCGCCAGCGTGGACGCTGCCAGCCTGAGCGCCGGTTCCGATAACAATGGCGGCAATGGCTTTATCATCGGAGACCAGGGCGGCGAGAACGTCGTGGCGTCCCTGAAGTACAAGGCCATCGCCACTCACGGCGCTGGTGTGACTGCCAACGACAACCTCGGCAGCGCCTCTGACCCTGCCGTGAACATCGCTTCCGGTACGAAGGAGAAGACCACCGGGGCCTACACGCCTTACCGGAACTACTTCTACGGGGCCACCACAGAGAAGCCCACCGTTGACAGTGCCTACATCCGGGGCCTGACCAAGAGCAACAAAGCGTATGCCGCCGGTACGCTGACCATCAACGTCCCTGCCGGGGCGCAGCGTGTGGTCATCGCCTGCATCGCTGGCAAGACCGGCGTGACCAAGGTCATCAACGAGACCGCGATGAACGCCGACGTGACCAGCACCTTTACGCAGTCTTCCGTCAATGTAGAGGGCGCTGAGGGCTACACCGCCGTTGCGTACAACGTGTGGGTGTTTGAGCCTGCTGTGCCTTACGAGAACGCCGCGACCCTGAAGGTCACGCTGGGCTGAGAGGAGGGAATGAAGTATGGCTATCAACGGTTCTGACAAGAGTTTTGCCTTTATGGAGTTCCCGCTGAGTATGTCCCGGCAGGATGCTTTCCCGCTGGACAAAAACTCGGTGTTCTACTCTATGTCCGACGCGCAAACCTACGCACAGACCAACCCGACCGCCTATGTCGGTCAGGTCATCGCTGTGGTGGAGGAAGGCGTCTCCACCGTCTATCAGATTAAGAACGCCGCCGGCGAGCTGGAAGCTCTCGGCACCGGAGACCTCGAAGGCGACGTAGACGCCATCGTGGATGACCGCATCGCCACTGACGGCGAAGTCGCTGAGATGATTTCCGAAATCTTTGGCTCGGAAGACCCCGAAGCCTGAGATAATACCAAAACTTATTAGGAGGATTTTATCATGAGTTACGATGTCAACAAGCTTACCAAGCTCGGCCATCTGAAGTCTCTGGCTACGAACCTGAAGGCTGCTATCCCTACCAAGGTCAGCCAGCTCACTAATGACGCCCAGTATCAGACCAACGCGCAGGTAGCTCAGGCCATCCAGACCGCTATCGCTGCCACCGGCCATGCCCACTTCGAGAAGGTGGACGCCGTTCCCGAGGCTGCCTCCGCACAGGACAACGTGCTGTACCTCGTGCTGAACGAGGAGACCCAGCACTACGACATCTATGCCAAGGTTGAGGGCGAGGTCGTTCTGCTGGACGATACCACTGTTGACCTGTCCAACTACGTCCAGAAGGACGGCGACAAGGTGCTGTCGGACAACAACTTCTCCGATGCCGATAAGACCAAGCTGGACGGCATCGCAGAGGGCGCGAATAACTACACCCACCCCTCTCACACCGCCGCTGCGAGCGGCTTCTACAAGGTGACTGTGGATGAGCTGGGCCACGTGACCGCTGTGACTGCCGTCACCAAGGAGGACATCACTGGTCTGGGCATCCCCGGACAGGACACCACCTACCAGAAGGCTACTGCCGAGGCTGATGGCCTGATGTCCAAGGAGCACTTCTCCAAGGTCGAGGGCGTCGCCGCTGGTGCGACCAAGGTCGAGGCCAGCACTACCGTTGGCAACATCAAGATTAACGGCACTGAGACCCCCGTGGTGACTATCGCCACCGACGGTGAGGTCGCTGAGATGCTGGCCGAGGTTTTCCCCACCACCTAAGCAGTAAAGCCTGAAGGACGGGCAGACGGGTGGGTCGTGGAGGGTTGCCTGTCCCTCAGCCATATTTAGGAGGTGATACACATTGGCAGTTGTAGCCTTTAACCATCTGAAATCTCTGGCGCTGAAGGTAAAGGCCGAGATCGCCGAAGTCGCTAACGCGGCTGCGGACGCCTTGGAGGAACTCGAAGCGCAAAAGCCCGATAAGGCGCAGGAGGTGTCGGCGACGATTCCGGTAACGGGATGGTCAGCGGACACCAACGCCTATCCGAACTACTATGACCTCACTGCTGCCGGCGTGACCGAACATGACGAAGCGAGGGTCAATCCTGACCCCGCATCCGTCGCTGTTATGGTGGCCTGCGGCTTTTGCCCGACCTGCGAGATGCTGGACGGGAAAATCCGATTCCGTGCCTTGCAGGTCCCGGCCAGTGCCATCTCTGTGAGGTATCGGATTCAGCAAGGAAAGGAGTAAGCCTATGGGCAACTATGGAAGTGTGAACGTACCCGGCGTCAGCGGCCCTGAGCTTGAAGCGGTTCGCGCCATCGCCAACAGCGCGTTGGAGAAGGCAAACGAAGCGCTTGAAGGGGGCGGCGGCTCCGGGTGTGTTCTGAAAATCACGTTCGACGCTGAGTTCGCCGGTCAGGAGTACACGGTCACTGACGGCGCGGGAGACACCAAAACCGGCACTGTGCCGGAGAGCCTCGTGGATTCCGTCAGCGTCAAGAACTGCAATACGGAGTACACTGTCAGCGCGAGCACCGCGTCTGGCGAGCAGTATTCCACAACCGTGACCACCGGTGCGTACTTTGGCCAGTATGAAGTCACGCTGGCCGTGTTCACCGCGACCATTACTGTCACGACTGCCCCCAGCGCGGAGGCAAAGGCTGTCCTCGGTGGCAGCGCCTACACCGCAACCGCAAACGGCAGCGGCGTGGCTGCGATCTCGGTCAAGAAGGCCGGCAAATACACGGTAAGCGCCACAATTTCCGGCAAGACCTCTGCGTCCGTAGAGGTCAACGTGACGGAGGCCGGCGAGAACTACACCGCCACCGTCAAAATCCCCATTGCGGCCATCCCGTCTCAGGGCGAGAGCTTGACCTACACCGGTCAGGCGCAGACCCCCACGTTCGACGATTACAACAGCGCCGAGCTGACACTGGGCGGCACGACCAGCGGCACCAACGCGGGCAGCTACAACGCCAGCTTCACTCCGAAGCCCGGCTACCAGTGGAGCGACGGCACCACCACAGCCAAGACCGTGGCGTGGAGCATTGCCAAGGCTGCTGGCTCTCTGAGCCTCAATCCGACTTCGCTGTCGCTGGACGGAGATACGCCCACTGGCGCTGTCACCGTGACCCGTGCCGGTGACGGTGTGATTACCGCCACGTCCGGCGACCCCGATGTCGTCAGCGTGTCGGTCAGCGGCAACAAGGTAAACGTCACCGCGCTCGATGAGGGCAACGTGACTGTAACCGTAAAGGTCGCGGCTGGCACGAACCACAACGCTCCCGCCAACAAGACCTTTACGGTCAACGTGACCAACATGGTCCACATCTACGGCGCGAGCTGGGATGGCAGCAGCACGACCAAGTGGACCCGCACCGATGAGGCGGCGGGCTTCACTGACCCCGTGCCGTATGTGAAGGGCGCAAGTAAGTACAGCTCTCCCTTCGACGATTTGCAGCCGTGGGCGGGCATGGTCAAGAGCGAGCGCACCGGCGGTACGATGGTCGCCATCCCGAAGTTCTGGTACAAGCTGACCCAGAACGGCAACGGCCTGAAAATCCAGATCGCCGACAGAGCGCAGAGCGGCTTTTCTGTTTCCCCCGCCCACATGGACAGGGGCGATGGCAAGGGCGAGCGCGATGTCGTGTACATCGGTCGCTATCACTGCCACACGAGCAACTGGAAAAGCCAGTCCGGTGGTCAGCCCAAAGCCGACATCACCCGTTCGTCTGCTCGGTCCAGCATCCATAATCTCGGCTCGAACATCTGGCAGATGGACTTCGCCATGCGCTTTACCATCTGGCTGCTCTACATCGTAGAGTTCGCCGACTGGAACTCTCAGGCGAAAATCGGGTACGGCTGTTCTCCAAGTGGCAGCAAGTTCAACATGGGCGCGACGGACAGTATGCCGTACCACACCGGCACCACGCAGAACTCCCGCACCTCGTATAGTTGCTGCCAGTACCGCAACATCGAGGGCTTGTGGGATAACGTGTACGACTGGATGGACGGTTGCTATTACAACGGCAGCGGCCTGAACGTCATCAAGAATCCCAACCAGTTCAGCGACAGCGCCAACGGCGTGAGTGTCGGCACCCCGTCGAACGGCTACCCCTCCAAGTTTACAGTGAAGACGAATGGCGGGTTCCCGTTGTTCATTCCCACTGCGGCGAACGGCAGCGATTCTACGTACTCGTGCGATAGCTGGGACTTCAACTCGTCGAACCCGTGCCT